AACGCCGTCGCGGCGTAGATTCGCCGGGGTCTTAACCGGCCCCGGCGTTTCTTTTTAAGGAGTATGCGAACTTATGTCGAAAATAAAAGACGCATTGCCGACGCCCGAACAATGCGATACTTGTTGTTCCGTTAACATTGAACTAACAACGAACGACAAGATTTACGGGCGAACTTATGGCAATTGGCCGCACATTTATTATTGCAATGATTGTCGCGCCGCCGTTGGTTGCCATCCGGGCACGTTTATTCCGTTGGGTCGTATGGCCGACAGAACAACGCGCCAGCTTCGAACGAAAGCCCATAACGAATTCGACCGCCTTTGGCAAACCGGCTTAATGTCGCGCGCGAAGGCGTACAATTGGCTTGCGAACCAATTAGGAATCGACCCGTCGGAATGCCATATATCTTGGCTGTCGAAAGACCAACTTAAAGACGTTGCGACACTTTCGGCGGATTATTTAGCGAACAATTACGAAGCCCTTATGCGGCGCAAGGTGAAGAACGATGCAAAACAGCAAAGACGCGAAGAACGCACAATTAACGCTGAACGACGCGCAGCCGACGAAATCCGACGCAGGAAGGCAAAGCGTAGACCTTGACGCGCCCGGCGTGTCGAAGGCGCTTGCGAAGCGCATTAAAGAAGATATAGACGAATATTGCGTTCGCACGTATGACGGCGGGCACCGTCGGCACCTTGGCGCGTCGTTGATTGGCGACGAATGCAAGCGGAAGCTTTGGTATATCTTCCGTTGGTGTTTTCAGGAAAAGACGGACGGTCGCAAGCAACGCTTGTTTAATCGTGGGCACCGTGAAGAAGCCCGCTTTATCGAATGGCTGGAAGGCATCGGCGTTCAATGTTGGTACGAAAACCGCGACGGTTTCTTTTACCAAGCCGAAAGCGACAGTTACGGCGTATTGAAGGAAGGCGAAGAACTGGCGTTGGGCTGCGAACTTATTACGAATGAAAATCCGTATTACGCCCAACACGTCGCACGCGCGAAAGCCGACGGCTTGGAATTCCCACAATATCGCATTTCCGGCGTTATGGGGCACTTCGGCGGGTCGCTTGACGGCATCGCCCGGCTTCCCGAACGCTACGGTATCGACGAACCTGTTTTGCTGGAATTCAAGACCAACGGAACCGGCAAAGGCTTTAACGACCTTTTGTCGTCTGGAATGGCCGTAAGCAAGCCGCAGCATTTCGCCCAAACTTCGACGTATGGCAACGAATATCGTTTTCGTTATGTTCTTTATCTGAACATTAACAAGAACGACGACGACTTGCATTGCGAACTTGTTAAGCTAGACCATCGGCTAGGCCAGCAAATGAAGGAAAAGGCCGAACAAATCATTCTTTCGCAGGAAGCGCCGCCGCGCTTGTCGGATAATCCGACGTTTCACAAGTGCGGATATTGCGCGGCGAAGGATATTTGCCACAAGGGCGCGATTCCTGAAAAGAACTGCCGAAGCTGCAAGGCCGCAAAGCCTGTCGAAAACGGCGAATGGTTTTGCGAAGTTCACAACGGCGTAATTCCGGGCGATTTCATCGCTACGGGTTGCGATTCTTATTCACCAATTACAGCGGTCGCAAAGAATGTCTAATATTTATGTTCCGCGTTGGTATCAAGACGAAGCGGAATATTCAATATTCGATTATTTCCAGCGCGGCGGGGTCGGAAACCCCGTCGTCGCTATGCCGACGGGAACCGGAAAGTCGGTCGTAATTGCAAACTTTATTCGTCGAATTTTCGGTTACTGGCCGAATCAACGAATAATGATGCTTACGCATGTTAAAGAACTAATCGAACAGAACGCCGAAAAGCTTATGTCGATTTGGCCGACCGCGCCAATGGGCATTTATTCGGCGGGCTTGAATTCCCGCGATATGATTATGCCAATCGTATTCGGCGGCGTTCAGTCCGTAGCGCCTGCGATTAAACGCGGGCTTGAAGAAGACGACGGACGCCCGGCGCATCTTCGCCATTTCGGTTGGCGCGACTTGCTGTTAATCGACGAATGCCATTTGTTAAGCGACAAGGAAGATTCGCATTACCAATACATTATCGCCGAACTTCGCAAGATTAACCCGCATCTTAAAGTTATCGGATTTACGGCAACGCCCTATCGAATGAAAATGGGGCTTATTACCGACAACGGGATTTTTACCGATATTTGTTACGATATAACCGGCGTCGAATCGTTTAACCGACTTATCGCCGAAGGCTACTTGTCGCCGCTTATCGCAAGGCCGACGCGAACCGAAATCGACTTGTCGAAAGTAGGCGTAACGGCTGGCGAATTCAACAGCAAGCAACTAGAAGCCGCCGTAGATACCGACGAAGTTGTTTTTAACGCTGTTCGGGAAATGACCGAAATAGCTTACGACCGTTCGACTTGGCTTATCTTCGCAACTGGCATTGATAATACCGAACACGTCGCGAACGTAATTCAGTCTTACGGCTTGGAAGTTCTGCCGGTTCATTCCAAGTTGCCTTCGAAGACCAATACCGAACGTTTGCGCGCTTTCAAAGCTGGCGAACTTCGCGGCTTGGTATCGGGGCAGAAACTTACAACGGGTTTCGACCATCCGCCGATTGACTTTATCGGCGATTTGAACCCGACGCTATCGCCGGGCAAACACGTTCAAAAGTTGGGACGCGGAACCCGACCGTCGCCGGATACTGGCAAACAAAATTGTCTGTACGCAGACTTCGCCGGAAACGTTCGAAGGCTTGGCCCAATCAACGACCCGCGAATTCCGAACCGACCGGGCAAAGGCGGCGGCGACGCGCCCGTTCGTATTTGCGACGTATGCGGCGTATATAATCACGCTGCGGCCCGGCAGTGTATCAACTGCGGCACTGAATTTACTTTTAAAACGAAGTTGTTTGCAACTGCCGGAACGCTGGAACCGCTGCGAAGCGACGCGCCGATAGTCGAATATTTCGACGTTCAAAAGGTACTTTACAATTTGCACGAAAAGCGCGACGCAAACGGAAACCTAACGAAACCGCCAATGATTAAGGTTAGTTACTTTTGCGGCTTCCAAATGTTCAACGAATTTATAATGCTTGAACATCCGGGGCTTGCTGCGAAACGTTCGCGCGATTGGTGGCGACAGCGGCACGCCGAAGAACCGCCGCCGACGACTTATCAAGCTTTGCAGCGTGTTTCCGAACTTCGCACGCCGCGCCGTGTTCGCGTATGGGTGAACAAAAAGTATCCCGAAGTTCTTTCCGCTGAATGGTGAACAAATGGCCGAAATATCGCCCGACAAAAACGTAGAAAAGAACCGCGAATTACTGCTGCAACGTTCAATCGTTGGACTTGCAAAGTATGGCGTAACGACGGACAATAACCCGTTGCCGCTTCGCGATTGGTTGCAACACGCGCTAGAAGAAACGCTAGACTTGGCGAACTATCTTCAAGCGGCAATTTCAAAACTTGACGAAGAAGGGGCCGAAAATGAAAATCGACAGTAATATTCCGCTTCCGCCCGAAGACGAAGCGCCAGCCGCAGAACCGACGAAGAAAAAGCCAAGGGCGCGCAGACAAGCCGCAGCCGGAAAGAAGAAGGCCAAGGGGCCAAGCCCTGCGGCGTCGCTTTTGGCGGCGTTGAAGTTCGTTGCCATCGCGCAGAAAAAGGCCGGGCCGACGAACGTTCAGTTCGGGCATATTGCCCACAATTGGGCGGCGGCTTCCGACGGGGTTTTGACCGTCGCGCATCCTATCGAAGAAGACTTGGTAGCGTGCCCGCATACGTTGCAGTTTATCGACGCGCTGTCGAAGGTCGGCGAAGAACTGTCGATTACGCAGCTTACCGCGAACGCCCTTGCCGTATCGTCTGGCGCGTTCCGGGCGTTGGTGCCTTGTGTGGGCTTCGACGACGTGCCAATTACCGCGCCCGACCCGCAATGCGCCACAATCGACGACCGGATTAAAACGGCCTTCGCTGCGGTCGCAGGCCTTGCGACAGACGGCGCACCGAATGCGACCTATGCCGCCGTCTTGCTGCAAGCCGGAAGCGCCGTCGCGACCAACGGGGCGGCCTTGCTGGAAGCGTGGCACGGTATCGACCTTCCGCCCGGCATGATGCTTCCGAAGTGCGCGGCGGTCGCTGTCGCCAAGGCTGGCCCGGCCCTTACCGGCTTCGGCTTTTCGGCGTCGTCGGCAACGTTCTATTTCGAAAACGGGGCGTTTATCAAAACGCAACTTTACGGCGAACGCTACCCGAATTACCAAGTCGTTTTCGAAGTTGAAGGCTTGAACCCTTGGCCGGTTCCCGACGATTTTTACAACGGCGTTCGCGCGATTCAGTCGTTTAGCCCGAACGGAAACGTATTCTTCGACGACGGGGCGGTTTTGTCGAAGATGCACAAAGAAGAAGCTTCGACGTACAAAATCGAAGGCTTGCCGGAACGAATGGGCTTTTCTGCGAAGTTGCTTCTTTCCGTCGAACATGCGTTTAAGAAAGCGCATTTCGCACCGGAAGCAAACAAAGTCGTATTTTTCGGCGAAAACCTGCGCGGCGTTCTTATGGGTCTTGACCTTGGCAGCGAAGCGACGCATAATCCGTCGGACAATTACGAAGACGACATACCGTTTTAAGGGGCTTCCGCATGATTAACGAACAAGGCTTTATTGTTGCAAAGAAAAGCCGCGTCGTCGATAAGCTGGCCGCAAGCATTCGGCAGGCTTTGCGGCCTGTCGAATTTATGTCGGACGAAGAATTAACGGCATTGCCTGCCGGAAGTGTCTTCGTCTTCGACGTTGAAACTTACGTAAATTTCTTTTACGTAGCGTTTAAGTCGCTTGATAACGGAAAGTTTGTCGCATTCGAACGCAGCCCCGACCATGATTTTAACCCGACGAAACTTCTTTGGATGCTTTGGCGGTTCTGTATTGTGGGCTTCAATTCCCGCAATTACGACTTGCCAATGATTGAACTAGCCGCACGCGGCGCAGATTGCAAGAAGCTTAAAGAAGCGTCCGATTTCATCATTAAAAGCGGGCCGAACTATGGAACCGAAAAGGTAACGCCGTTCGCGTTCGAAAAGAAATACGGCGTACAAATTGGCCGATACAATCATATCGACCTTATCGAAGTTGCGCCGCTTCAAGGTTCGTTGAAGCTGTACGCGGGGCGCTTGCATTGCGAACGTATGCAAGACTTGCCATTTCCCGAAGACCATGTATTAACGCAGGAAGACGCCGAAATAGTGCGGCCTTATTGCTGCAACGACCTTTCGAATACCGAACTTTTGTTTAACGAACTTGCGCCCGAATTGAAATTGCGGGCCGAAATGTCGGAAGAATACGGCGTAGACCTTCGGTCGAAATCAGACGCACAAGTAGCCGAAGCGGTTATTAACTCCGAACTTCAAAAAGCCCTTGGCTATTATCCGAAGAAGCCCACACTATCCGCCGATACGGTCTTGGTTTACGACGTGCCCGACTTCGTTTGCTATCAAACGACGCAGCTTCGCGAAATGCTGGAAGTCGTGCGAAACGCCCGCTTCTATCTTGACGGCTTGGGTTCGCCAATCATGCCGCCCGAACTGGAAAAGCTTAAAGTAACCATCGGCGGTTCGACGTACAAACTAGGCATGGGCGGTTTGCATTCTACCGAAAAGAAAACGGCGCACTATGCGACCGACGAAATAATTTTGGCAGACAACGACGTAGAATCGTTTTACCCGCGAACAATCCTTAATCAAAGACTTTGCCCGCCGCACTTGGGCGAAGCTTTCTTGACCGTTTACGAAAAAATCGTAAATACGCGAATTCATGCCAAAGCCGAAGCGGCTAAGGCAAAGAAAGCGGGCGACCGCGCAGCCGCGAAGAAATGGAAGACCGTTGCCGACAGTTTGAAGATTACCATTAACGGAAGCTTCGGCAAGCTTGGCAACAAGTATTCGACGCTTTACGCGCCGCAACTTATGTTGCAAGTAACGATTACCGGGCAACTTGTGTTGCTTATGCTTATCGAAGCTTTGGAACAAATCGGCATCGAAGTTATTTCCGGCAATACCGACGGCATTATTTCCAAGTATCACAAATCGCGACACGACGAAGTAAGGGCGCTTATTGCATCTTGGGAAGAATGGACAGGATACAAGACCGAAGAAACGCGATATAAAGCCGTATTCAGCCGCGACGTTAATAGTTATGTCGCAATCAAGGAA